CAGGATCTTCATTGATGAGCATGACTTGTTCCTGAAGAATCAGGTAAGTACCATACCAATCAATTCTAGCATCGATATCAAGAGCGGTTAACTGTTGTGCTGGAGGATCTACGATTCCATTTCCGAGCGGAACAGGTGCGGTTAGGAGGTTTTGATATCTACGTCTTCGTAGTATATCGCCTGCTTGTTGGTCCATAGTAATAGGATAGCCCATTGTAGTATGGATCAAATCAGGCATAGGACGAGCAAGTAACTTCATCGATAGCTGTTGTTGCACAGCTGGCGGAAGAATGCTGGTTGTTGTAGGACCTGACATGTCTTAACTCCACGTTAAGACGAAGATCAGCGTCGTGCAGCTGCCAAAGTTTCCTTCCAAAGAGCGTTTTTTTGATCTTTGGTCATAGTTGAATTAGACATTTTCGCCGCTACTGTCACCGCTTCGGATCTAACTCCTAAGCTTCCCAATTTCGGTTTCCCTTCCTTTTCGTCTACTCGCCTTTGCTCCTGCGAGATCGGTTTATCTTTCGCTACTTTTTCGGCCTTATCAGCTTGATAAGCGGCGCTCTTTTTAATGAGATTATAGACCTTTCTCAAAGGATTTTTAGCAGTCTGAACAGCCTCACGGTTGTCTTCGTCTGATTTAATATATTTTTCAATATTCTCAGGCGTAACGACTTCCTTAAAGTCAGCGAATTCAGTGGCAGTTTCGAGTATCTGAATCTTTTGATCTTTCTCTGCTAGTTGCTTCTCATACGTAGACAATTTCTTGTTAAACGAATTGAGGGCTTTTACAAGCTTCTTCCCATCTGGGAATTCTTCTTGCTCTAGCGATCTATAATCAAATTCTTCTTCTTGAGCTTGATGAGGCGCGGATGAGACTCTTTGGTTCATCTGCTTCTCATAAAACTCTCTCTCTTGCTGCGCCTGCCATAGCTGGCGTTCAAGTTGTTCTTTAGCCTGACGAAGCTCAGCAAAACTTTCTTGCGGAGTCTTCTTCTCATGGGTTTCTACAGCCTGATCGACCATTTCAGGAACTTGGGTCTCTTCTGATAAACTCATGCATTTCCTTTGAGACTGGCGAAATCTCTTTTTTGCGCCTTGAAGCGAATTATTTCTTTCGCTACCTTGCATATATACAAAAGCGAAATTTACAAACAATATAAAATTTTAAGGTTACAAATGTGTGATACCATTACCTGTGTTGAGTGTGGAGACGAAACGGATGCCTCTAAGTATGCAACATGCAGCTGTAGCAAGTGTAAGAATGACTTTTGTTCATCATTTAAGAAGGATTGTTTTGCTAAATTTCATAGAAAAAAAAAGGATTGTCATGGTACATGCCTTGAGATCACTAATCCTCAATGGATATGTAACCTAGTAAAAAACCTACAAAAGGAAGATCATGCAGTCTGATATCGATACCATGACCTATATGATGGCAGCTGAGAAAATGGGTAATCTTATTTTTACAATTGAAGCTACAATGGGATTTCTTGTAGAGTATAAGGTCAAGCCAGACGAAGAAGTCATTAAAGCTCTTTCTCCTTTAGTTGAACAAATGAAAAAGTGGATGCATAATGACTCTAAAAAACCCCTTCAATAAAAATATCGATCCTTTAAATCATGATATTTATGAAAGATTTCTTTTTAAATTTGATGCGGATAAGATATGCGCGCATCTTTCTGAAAGAATATATTCTGAAGTGATGGGAAAAATAGAAGAGAATATTCAACAAATTAATCCGGAACTTTTAGTCAACTTTACGCATCTTTATCAGCATATTGAGAATTTGATTAGAGAGCATGATGATACAATCAAATCCATAGAAAAAAAGTCTAAAAAGATTTTTGAATCATCCTCTCTTGCAGAGGATGTCTATAAACTTCGAGACGAAGTAAATAAGATGAAAGAGGCAACAAAATATTTTGCTAAAATTAAAAAGGCATTTGATTAATGGATGATGATTCTATAAAACTTTATACGCTTGAGCAATTGATTGAAAAGCTTGAAAAACTAAGAAGTGGAGAAGTAGTACCAATAAATATTGCAAATGCTATCTATACTTTGGCAAATGAGATCAAATTTCTAAGATCAAGAAGAATTAGAAAAGAAGATTTGGATTAACCAATCTTCCCATCAACTAGGTAGTCTTCTATCTTTTCAAGCTTATCAGCAGTGTATCTCCTTAACATGGCTACATACTTGGGGTCAAACTCATTAGGATGCTTGAGGACATACGTAAGCACCTCCTTCTTTGGTATGCACCATTCAAAGTTAACTTTGCCTCCGTCCTTGACAGACCAAAGATAATGGTCATTGCCTTGATATGGACTTGGTCGAGTACGACGACACTGCGGGTAAATATGTAAGGAATTTTGTGCATACGGCTCTTTGGTTACCCAAATGTGAATGTAATAGTCACCACGAATGCCTTTATCGTAGTTTCCTTGAACGGCTTCTTCGATGATGAGCTTGAATTTGTCCATCAAAGGCTCAAGTGTTTCTCCAACTTCTTGACGGTCATTCTTGGCACGAGCTTCTAACATGAGCTCGCCATAGGTTTTAACGCTGTTTTTTACCATTGAGTCCTCCTAAAAATTCTCTTAATTCTTCGGGAAATTCAAAGAATGAATCTTCACGCTTGGTGCGATAATTATAAGTTTCTTCGTTGGGAACTTCTTCTGTGACTCTGAGACGTAAAAACCCGTCTTCTTTTTTCTTTGCTGATTGCATAAGTCTGATTCCTTATGTTTTTGAATGCTATTTAATCATTTTAGCGCCGCCCATATACAGGGAACGATTGCTATTGCTAGTTCCTTGCTGAGGCTTGGGGATATATGCAGCGCTAGGCTTATGAAGACCAGGCAATTTCCTAATCTTTGGAGGTATCATTGTCATGTTTACCCTTTTGTTTTAGGCTGCTTCTCGTTCATACCACCTTGTCTATTATAAGACTTATCTAATGGCAAAGGAGGCTTCCCACCTGGAGGTGTAAATCTTGGCACTGTCTTGCTAAGATTGCTATTGTTTGGACAATAGGGCTTCTTAGCTTCTGGAATGATCTTAATATTTGGCATGTTTTTTCCTTAAAAAGCGCAGGTACTATTACAAGCGTACAATATGTGGCCATCTTGCCGTTTTCGTATTCCCTGCAAAAGATTTATTTATTAGCCATTTTCTCGCGAGTGTAAGGCATCTTAGCTAAAGACGCTCTGTCTTTGGCATCGATCTTATCTCTCACTTTTTCGTAGCTATTAGAAGCCCCAGCAGGTGGCTTCGGATCTACATTTTCTTTGATAGGAAGATAATGAGCTCCTGTGTTGCCCTTTTCTCCACCACCCATTGACGTATTTTTATGGCTGTGTCCCACTTGAAACCTCTTGTTGTTTCATATTTTTTTCATCTTCACGATTTATAATATTTTCTATCAAGTTAAATATCTGAACGAAATCAGATACTCCCATTGACTCGACTTCTTTGGCCGCTTTTACCCTATCAAGTACTGCAAGAGACTTCATATGCTCGGATTCGTTGTACTTAGTCAGGACCTCTACTTGTTCTAATCTAGCTTTTTGCTCTCTTTCTCCTGCCAATGCTCGATCGCTCATTGACTTAGATTGTAAGCTTTCATTGACTATCTGCTGATTCTGCATTTGCAATTGAGCCATTTGCTGCTCTTGTTGCTGTTGCGCTTGCTGTTGCTGTTGGATAGACTCCATAAGCTTGTCTTTATCTTGGATATCAAGATCCTGCATGACTTGATCGGGTGGTATTGGGAATCCATCCTTCCACATGAAGTAACGCTGTCTAAAGGCAAGTTGACGTGTGGTATCTGTGAGAGGAGCATTAGCAACAACCGCATCATATTTCTGGAAGGATTTATCCCTGAATTCATTCGTAGGGACTTCTTGGATCATCTTAGTGATCTTGCCTAAGGTATAGTTTTTCTGAATAATTGCCCAGTGCAGACGGCCAGCATTCCTTTGCGATAAATCCATGTTGTCGAATAGTTCTTGAAGAGTTGTAAGCGCTGCTCCTTGTCGTAGCTGCTCAGTAATTCCAACATCTGAATCCTCTGCCTGTCCCAAAAGTTCAGGAGTGACCCCAGCATCTGCCTGGATGTTGTTTTTGAGTCTTTCTGTGACTGCAAAATTAGCTGGATTAATGTTAGCTCCTGGCTTGTCATTTACTGCTCCGAGTCGTCCTTTTTTGAAGAATCTTACCTTTCCAGGTCCTACCTTGAACGCATCTTGGTCATCAATTAGAGCATCTTCTTCTACATCTACCCCAGAAAATTGAGCAGCTAATAGATCCATCTCTAATTGCGTCCTGTAATTTAGGAGGTATTGACTATCGCGAATATTGCGGATCACGCCCTGATAGCGAAAAGCATAATTATTGTTTGCCAAATCATGATACCCAACAAAAGGGGTAAAAGGGTACATATCGATACCCAAAGGATTGGGTCCATCGTAGAAGCAAGTATTGTTAACAATGATTGCAAGATGTACTGTAGGCACTTTTTCATGAACGATTACCACGTTTGGATATTGATGCTTGATCCTTTGCATTTCCTCTTTTGTGAGGTTAACTTCAGTGGAT